ACACAGATTGAAGTCATTGTGATAAAGTTCAATTTGACAGAAATTCGTCTGTCATTCGTTTCGTCTCGCATCGTAAAGGAGCCTCAATATGGCCGCAGCAGTTCTACATAATCTTCGTGAACGTTCTCAGCTTCACAACACGCCGTTCATCGTGACACCAAATGGACACCGAGTATCAAAGGTCGTTTCTGACCGCATTGAATCACTCAAATCTAGGAATGAACTGAATACAAAAGAGTTGCTTGATGAAATCGCAGGCATCATTGAACTTTGTACATCTCAGAAACCTACAGTGACTCGCCGAAAGGCAAAAATCGAAAAGACAGAATCATTTTGTCCTGAATTCCTTGAATTCTTAGCAACAGGTGATTACTCCGGATTAGCACCTACAGGCATCATGTCGCCTGAAATGTTCAAAAAGACTCAAGACTACATTTTCTGTAATGTTCTGAAGGTCAATGGCAAAACAGCTCAATGTGCTTTCTTTAGTAACAGTACTCGTCGTTGTGACGGCGTCTTAATTGATGGTCTGAAACTGAATCCTGGTCCTGCCGTGATTCTTCGAAAAGGAATGATTCTGGATGCCTTGAATCTGTCTGATGATTTCGCAGAACAAGCTCGATCTTTTAACTCATTAGCAGCACGGAGCAAAGTATGAATCTTCAAAATATGTCTAAAGACCAAAAAGAAACTGCCGTTACTGATTGGTTCTCCGCTTTGATTCTTAGTACTCAGAACTCCTTGGATTTTGACAAAGATCAAAAGGAGTACCTCATCGAGATGCTTTCGGATCAGATGGACGTCGAGCTTCAATGTCTGGGGATTTTCGAATGACCCAAGAAGAACGAGTCTTTGATAATATGTGCCTTATGTTACAGTACATGGCATCAGGTCAACGAAAGAGCTTTGAGGCTCCATGTACAGAACTAAAGACACTGAAGGTGCCAGCAAAACGGAAATTCATCAAGGTAATTTACAAATCAAGGAAAGAAGAATGAAAACAAAACATATGAAATTTTTAGCGGTTGTTATTGCTGCATCTTTGACAGCATGTACTTCTATGATGCCTGCTTCTGAAGTAGGCCCAACAACATTAAATGACGATTTAACAGGCCCTCGGCCAGATGTTGAAGGAATTGTTTCTGAACACATTAAAAGTTCCCTCAAAGATCCTGATTCAGCAAAGATTCGATTTGGGAATGTTACACGATGCTATATGCGTGGTGCGCCAATTCAGGGTGCAAAAATCATGTCATATGGGTGGTGCGCTTTTGTTGCCGTAAATGGTAAGAATTCTTATGGCGCATATGTAGGTTTCAGCGATAGTCGGTACTTTGTATCAAAGCTCGGAACGGTGCACCAATTTGAAGCTAATCACCTTAAACCAGAAAGTTGGTACAGGTAAACAGATAAAATACCAACGAGGGAGGCACGATGTGCGTGTCCAGGGATGTTGTATTCTTTCAATGTCCTGAGCTGTGGTTTCATCGAATGAGCCCCACGGTGCTATGATGGGTGCCTCGGTATTCGTTACAATTCAAGAATCTGTTACACTTTACCGATTTACAAATTCCTTAGGTTGGGTATAATTCATTCATACCAAACAACTTAAGGAATTCCAAATGGGACAAGCTAAACTTCGTAAGGCAGAAATTATTGAACTGCGTGCTAAAGGCAGTCGGGTAAAGGAACTTGGGCAAGTCTTTACCCCGTTCCCACTGGTGAAGCAAATGCTCGATGCACTCGATAGCACATTCAAATTGCCAGTTAATGAATTAAAGTGGAAGACTATCTTAGAGCCTTCCTGCGGTAACGGACAATTTGTTCTTGGTGTAATTCGGAAGCTGATGGATGCATATGAACCTCATTGGAATGAGTTCAGCAACACCAAGGATGGTTGGGAGATAATGGCACTAAGGCACATCCTTGAAGTTCAGCTATTTGCTGTTGAGCTGGACCAACTTCAACTGGAAGTTTGTATCTCTAGGATTAAGGAAATGATTCGCGCATATGGCGCAGATGTTCTTGCTGATATAGACTTTAATCACAACATCATCTGCGGCGATGCCATCAAGCTTGACTTAGGTAAAGCATTCTTCTCGAATATGGCAACGTGGAAGCAGCCGTTCATTGCTGTGACTTCTATGCAGCTCGATGCCGCTTGTAAATTCAAACTTAGCGCTATAGTTATAGATTCTATGTTTAAACCATCTGAGCTCGATGCCATTCAAACACTATTTACAAAGGCTAAGAAAGCCGCATAAGTTACAATTGGTTACACCTGGAATCAAAGGGACCAGGTATAATTCATTCACCAAACAAACTTAAGGAAATTTCAAATGACCGCATTTCACTTGAACCCAACTGCTACTGGTGTGACTGCCGCCTTGTCAGTCCTAGATAATAAGAATGTTGATACAACTGGGTGGCTCAGCGATGCTGGCGAAGCTATTCACTGTGGTAAACTTCCTTTGCCAACTTATAACATTATCCTTGTTGGTGCAGCCCTTAATGACCTTGTGCTCTTTAAGGATGGCAAGCACTGCCAATTCTCTTACCGACTAGGGGACCATATGGCAACATTCTTCTTCTTTAACACACCTATCAAGGACATTATCAACAAAGTCCAACAAGGTCGTGTTGCATTCAAGGTGAAGCGAGTTATGAACCCAATCCAAGGCGGTCTTGGTGAGTGGTTTCGACCTTTGGTTTCTACTCTAGTGTAAGTTACAATTGGTTACACCTGGATCCTAAGGGACCAGGTATAATTCATTAACCAAACAACTTAAGGAAATTCTAAATGACACAAGTAACTATCCGCACTAAATCTCACGATGCCTGTGGTGAGCCAGCAGTTCGTGAAGTCTCCGAAATGGCCTCGAAACACTTCTTGGCAATTTCTAAATTGAATTCAGCGCTTTGCGAAATCATTGAAGCATCAATGAAAGCTCAAGATGACGGGCTCACTCCAGCAGAATTCTTCGTTACTGAATTTGGCGCAAAGTTAAAGAGCTCACGTGCTGAAATGCGTTCACACCAGGTAGCACTTACAGAACTTGGCTTTAGCAAATGGGATATTCGCACAGATTGGAGCCTGTAATGCAAATCGAAACTTTAGCCGCTAAGTACCCTCAGAATCCTTTGTGGTACTTCACAAAGATTCATTCAATGATTCAAGAAGGCGAAGCCTTTGTGGCTCCTGAACTGAATCAAAGCTTCATCAAATCTGGAACAGGCTTCACTCGAATTCCAAATGAAGAAGCTTCAATAATGTTTGATCTTGGATATGGCAGACTACAAGCTCAACGTCATCTTGAACAACGGAACTTTCTAAGGACACGATAATGAAGTTTTTAGCATTTATATTGTTATTTGTTTCTATTTCTGCAAATGCAGGCACAGATTTTTGCCAGCACGCTGAGTTTGCAAAATCATCAATTGAAAGAACCACTAAAGAAATCAGCGGCCTCGAAGGCAAAATGGTTGATTACCAAAAGCAATTAGAAAAGTTCCCTGCTATGATTGCTAAAGAACATAGTGAAAACAATTTAAGAATTCAGAAGTATGGAAAGAACGCGTATCTATACGAAACATCTGAGCGCCATTTTGAGCTTGTGAAGAATCTTTATGAAGAAACCCCAATAAAGATTGAAAAGCTAAAAGACGCACTAATTTCCAGTGAACGATGGTTTAAAGAAAATACCGAAAAGTGTGATGAATACACAACAAAAGAACAACTTCGTAAAAAGAAGCCAGGTGTCAGACTAGGAATGACAAAGACTCAAGTAATAAATGACACTAGTTGGGGAGAGCCGCACCATATAAATAAAACATATTATGGAAAGCACGTACAAGAACAATGGGTTTACGAAAGTAACTCGTACTTGTATTTCCACAATGGGGTTTTACAGGCGATACAAAACTAAAAAAGGATCCTAGGATCCTTTTTTAGTTTCTTGGAGCTGGGAAGTACCACGTGAGATTTCCCACGCTTTTCGTTGCATTTCTGGTCTGATGCTCCATACCCAAGAGTACGCGGTACTATAAAGTAACTTCTTGAATTTTGCATCATCAATTTTGCCTGAAGCTTTTTGCTGGTATAACCGATCAGCAACATCTTGATTGAAGACTTTATGTGCCTCGAACCAATCCTTGAAATCTTTTACTGCCGATTTGCCGAATGTTGCAGCAATTTCACGAAGGCCAAAAAATGACTCTTTTCGTAAGATTGTGCTATTAGAAGCAGCAATACAAATTGCTCGCTCAAGATTGCTTTTCCACATTTTTAGAACCTCTGGATCTGTCAATTTTGACTTAACGCCTGTGTTCAATCGTGCTCCGCCTGATTTACCTTTTAGTCCTGCCATATTTCTTCTTTTAAGTGAGTTGGGCCTGCCAGCCAATAAAACACAGTACAAAGACGGCCTCAAAAGAAGTCACCATTGCGGTGAAGAGCGGCAGGCTTCACCGTCTTTGTACTGTGTTCTGAATGTATTCTAAATCTATTTATACGGGATTCGAACCTGTGTTCAGGATCATTTGAATGGGTGCGGTCAATACCATAGGTACAGCAGAATCATTTGAATGGGCGACATACTGTATTTCTTAACAAGTACCTCTATCTATAGTGTCGCCCATTCAAATGGATTTCCTTCACATATCTGCGGGTCCTGTCTGAACTGAAGTTCATCCACCCGCAGGATTTTCGATTTGAAATGAAATAAGGCTGCGCCAGCACAGCTCATTGAAGGATGAACCGGCTGCGTTTAATCGAGCCAAATACAGGCTTGGCACCCCGCCTGCAAGCAGGCTCCTGGCCACTGTACCTATGTCTCATCTGACAAACAAGGGACACACCAGGGACATCTTCTTCATTTGTCTGATATAACAGGTACCTCATCTCATATGATGTCCCTGTCGCCGTCCTGCACATAAAGACGAACAACACCTCCCAGTCTCTGTTGTCTCTGGTCGGCCAAAATGTGATCCTAGATTCATTTTTGCGATTCTGTATAAATAACTCAGATACATAAAGGACTCCATTGATACAAGTCGACAATACAAGAATGCGTGCTTTACTTAAGAATGTGTCTCCAACGTGGAGATCATCGAATAGGTACTCAGCCGAGACAAAGAAGTTCATTTCAGATGTACTGATTGCGAAAACAGCAGAAATTCAAGAAGAACTGCAGCTTTTCACGAATTCAGAGCTTCGTGATTTGTACTACGAGATGATTTCATCTGATGAAACATCAATTCAAAGAACGTGCACAATTGACGCAATCAAGAACCTAATGGAGCAATATGGCAAAAGGTAAAGGTGGATCTATTGTAGCCTTCGAGGACCTTCGTGCCTCAGGTCGTTTAATTCGGTTCAAGAACAAACACAGTTCTGTTCCAGCCTCGTATGATCCAACTGAAGATCAAAAAACAATTACGGCTGATATAAAAAAGGCACAGCACCGTAGATTGCTTAAAGTAACATCAAGCCTTGATGTATTCATGTTGTTACCACCAAGATCCAGATCGGTTATTGTCAAAAAACATCCGGAATTAGTACCTCCTGAGTACGACATTGAAGAAGCTAAAAAACAAAAGACGTACAAGAAGCGCATCAATGACATAACTTTTGTCGTTACAGAAAGAACACATGAACCTACAGTTCATAAGGAGTCCAAATTGACCGGAGAACTAAATGCCTTCAAACTTCAACAGTGGTACATCGGTACGTTGCTTCCACAAGGTTCAAATCTGTTCAGCGAAGAATTCAATCCAAAGCGATCAAAGAACCTAAGAGTATTCTTCAAGGTTCTGGACAATGCTCAACGGCAATTCTTATTGGTCTCAGGCACAGAAAAAGCGAACTTCAGATTTGTCTCATTTGAACTCGGATGTCGAGTCCTTGATCTGATTGATGAAGACATCACTGAAAAGGAAATTCAAATCCTTGAAAAGCATCAAGAACATTACAAAAAGGTTCTGGAACCGCTTAAATCATATAAATATGATATTGACCTGGAGTAATCCTAGGTTTAAGCATATCAAAGGAATCTTATGGATAACATCGCGAAAGCACTTGAAACTACCGTAAAAGTTGGTAATACGAACTCAAAGTACTCGCCGCTTCAAATGAATGACGAAACCGTTTATGACATGGCACGGCATTGGTACACCGTACTTGAGATAGCAGAACGGTTCAATGTCACAGAAAAGACCATTATGCATCATCACGGCGATGCATTCAAGCTTGGGAAGTACCACGGAATGCAGAAGCCACGAATGTTACTGAACAAAATTCTTAGTGACTTCACCGATAATGAAATCAATTTTAGTCGTCAAGATGTCCCAACAGGGACATTGTTGAATGCTATGAAGCTTCATGCTCAGCTGTACCAAGGGTTAGGTTCAACACAAACTATCGTTACCAAGACTGAAGAGAAGCCATCAGTATCCGATATTAAGTTCGTTCCTTTACAGGCACCCGATGAAAACTAAAGGTAGGCCAGATTATGCCGCTCATATTGGAGAGTACTTCAATATGCCAATCAGAACCAAAGCCCAGATTCAGCGTATAGGCAATGAACGAAAAGCGCCGCTTTTAACTAAATGGCAACAATCGCAGGATTTTGCTGTATACGAGGATGACGATTACCTTTGGGATACTTTGCAGTGCTATGAGAAAGTCACTACACCGGCTATTCAAGGTTTAGTTCAATACCTTGGCGAAGCTAAAGGCACACTAATTGATGTATGGAACGGATGTTCATTGTCATCAATTCAAGCGGCTGAAGCAGGATTTGATGTGTACGTTGTGAATTCTTCGCCAAAACAGCTTCAATTAGGTCAGTTTTTACAACAAAAGATGCTTGGTTACGAGTTACCAGTCGTTGAGCTTAGAACTGATCTTAAGTTTGACTTTGTTTGTTCATTTGAAGTTCTTGAGCATTACAAAGAACCTTTAGTACATCTTGACGAGCTTATTGGCTTATTGAATCCAAACGGGCACTTAGCAATCGGCACTGGTTTCAATGATGCTAATAATGTCGGTCATTATGAGACACATATTGTAAATGGAATTGAGATGAAGAACAGAGAAGTGCCAAAGCACCTTGATAAGCATCTTATTTCTAATGGCTTCACCAAGGTGTATTCACACTTTAATGGTAGACCAAGAATTTGGACACGAAAATGAATCTTGAGCTAATGAAACACCAGCAGGAATTCTGCAGTGATTATAGTACACCGTACTTGGCACTCATTGGTGGCTTCGGCTGTGGTAAGACATATAGCTTCTGCGTGAAAACGATCATTATGGCTGGTCTGAATGCCGGCTTTGAGGGTGCCATTGCTGAACCAACGAACTTCTTGGTTAGGACGCACTTAGTTCCGAATATGGAGCAAGCCCTTGAGAAGATGAAGATTCCGTATGACTTTGAGAAGTCCTTGGGTATTTTTCATTTGCACTTCAAAGAAGGCACAACAAAGATCTATACTTTGAGTGGCGAGAATTACCAACGCTTGGTTGGTTACAATTTGGCATTCTTCGGTTCAGACGAAACAGATACCTCAGGAATGGAAATTGCGCAAGAGATGTGGAACAAAGCCATTTCCCGTGTAAGAACTGGACCACATCGTCAGATTTACTCAACCTCGACACCTGAAGGGTACAAATTCCTGTACGATTTCTTCGTGACCAAGGCAGGACCTGATCGCAGAACCATACACGCTTCTTCATATGACAATCCATTATTGCCGCGTGAGTTCATTGATGGAATGAAATCAAATTATACGCCACAGCAATGGCTTGTATGGGCAATGGGTCAATTCGGCAATCTAAACAATCGACGTGTTTATGATTCATTTGACAGGATTCTGAATCACTCTGATGTAACCATATCGCAGATACCACGATCTGTTCCAGTTCATATTGGTATGGACTTTAACATTGACCATATGGCAGCTATCGTGCACGTCATCGACGACTTCAATATGCCGATTGCCGTAGATGAAATAGTCGAAATCAAGGATACTCCGACAATGATTACCGAAATCAAGAAGAAGTACCCTGTAAGACCTATTTTCGTGTACCCTGATGCTTCAGGTAAAAACCGTGTAGCTGCAGGTTCAGAGACATCAATGTCGTTACTTCGACAAGCAGGCTTCAAGGTTATTGTGAATCCGAGTAACCCTGCTGTTGGAGATCGCATTAATTCAATGAATGCGATGTTCCTGAATGCCAAAAATGAACGAAGATACCGTGTAAATACACGGCAGTGCCCTGTTTATACACGATCCTTAGAGCAACAAGCGTGGCTAAATGGTGCCCCAGACAAATCAAACAACGTAGATCACCCTTTGGACGGGGCGGGATATTTCATTCAGAAGCTTTATCCGCTTCAGGGTAAACCAACAATTTCAACGCACTAAGGAATAACATGGCGTACATGGACCTATTTGACAACGACGACAAAGCACTGGCCGAGAAGGTCCTTGATTACTACGATGGAGAATCCAAAGAGTACCTAATGAAGTTCTTGCAGGTTCATCGTAAGAATGCAATCAAGAAGGGGATGATCCCACGATCCCGTAATATTGTACGAATGGTCGCTGACAAATCTGGAATGCTATTCAACGGTAAGGCACCTACAATCAACGTGTACCAAGGTGAGAACATTGATGAAGGTGCTTCAGTTTTGACGCAGCAAATCTTTGAATCAGCAGATTGGGTCGAGTTCTTTACCAATTTCGATGTATGCCTTCGAATGCTAAAGAGTGCTTATGTACTCGTTCAAGTGGATCCAGCAACAAAACAATTCCTGTTCACAATGCTTGATCAGCACAACTGCGGTGTCTCAGTTGATGCTTTCCGTCGTTTAGAAGTCCTTGTTTATAGCACTGGCGAACTTCCAGATGACAAAGAAGGGTACCGCGTATGGACAGCTGATGAAGTCTTTGACATCACCGTCGATGAAAATGGTAACGAAGAAGAAGTACCAGGTTCACGATTGCCTAATCCGTATGGACTTATTCCAGCTTCAGTATTTCACGATACAAATACCCCACGTACAGAGGCTTGGAACGAAATTCCAGAGGATCTAGTTGAAATCAACGACATTTACAATCTGCACATCTCGGACTCTGAGTACTCGGCAATGTGGACAAAGATGCCAACGTTGTTCACGAATGCTACGATTCAAGGTGGCGCAGGCCAGAATATGGAATCTGTACAACATTATGGCGAAGCACTTCCACGTTGGGTCCCGTCAAATGATCCAGGCTTCGTTGGAGGTCCTGGTACAGTTGTTGCCATTGAAACAAATGGCGAAGCTGTGCATCTTGGTTATGAAGGTCCTACACCTCCATTGATGCAGCTTGATGATATGGTAAAGCGTTGGGTTACTGACTTCGCTGCTGATTGGTCTGTTTCTGTTTCAGCTGAAGGCACAGGACAAGCTGACTCAGGCTTCAAGCTGGTTGTCAAAGAGCTCCCTAATCTGGAACTTCGTAAATCACGTGCCAGAATGATGGAAGCTGGCTTCAAGCGACTGTATGAAGTCATCAAGGCTGTTGCAGGTTCAGTTGGCATCACATTAGCTGAAGGCACTGATCTCTTTGTTAAGTTCGGCAATCCAGATTTACCTGTTGATGAAAAGGCAACAGAAGAAGTATGGAGTCGCCGCATTCAAGAAAAGCGTGCATCTCGTGTTGATTACTTTATGGAAGTCAAAGGGATGTCCAAGGTTGAAGCTCTTGCTAAAATCGCTGAAATTGACGCAGAGGCTCCAATTGCACTCAATAAAGCACCTGCTTCTGGCATTGTCAAAACAGCGGTAACAGTGTGATCAAATCACGAAAGATAAATGCCCTCGATACAGGCCTTAAGGGTCTGATTGAGGCATTCCATCAATTCCAAAAGAATGCAGTCGTTATTCCAGAGACACTTGAAATGAATATCCAGATTGTTGATTCTGAACTTCAAGTCACGGTTGAGTACATCGACATCAATGGCCTTTCATTTTCAAAATCAGTTCGAGCAATCTTCTAATGCCTGGCATCTCAGTTCAAATCAATAATTCTTCGCTGGACGCTAATTCATTTGAGCTCCTTTGTGAGGAAGTACTTGCTTTCCTTGAAGAGATTACACCAGTTGATACTGGATTGTGTCGCGATTCTTGGGAGATGGATTTCGCAGAAGATGAATGCACATTCACTAATGATACCGAGTACGCATCATATCTTGATGAAGGTTGGTCCAAACAAGCACCACAAGGAATGATTCAACCGATGCTACAAGAGCTACCGTCAATGGTCTCTGGATACAAATAGCGCACCCTGATTCAAAAAAGTCTCAAAAGTCACAATTTACGCCGTTAAATACTAGGCGCACTTTGTGCACAAGCATATTCAAATCAAACTTAAGGAACTCACAATGAGTGAAAGCACAACTGGTGGCGACGACCAGACAAAAACTGTTGAAGGCGCTGATGTTACCGCTTTGCAAGAACAGCTTAATGCCGTGATTGCTGAACGTGATACTTTGAAGACACAGCACCGAGATCTAAAGAATGCTTCCAAGAATGTAACGGATCTTCAGAAACAATACGATGAGTTGCTTAGCAACCATTCAAAGGTTCAAGAAGAATTCACCTCATTCAAGACTGGGATTAAGCAAAGTCGAACAGACACATTCATCAAGACCGCCCTTGATGCTAGTGGAGCTCACAATGCAGACCGTGTCAAGGCAATGCTCGATATGAGCGCTCTGAAGATCGCAGATGATGGAACACCCGATCAAGTAGCTCTTGGTGAAGCTATTAATGCATTGAAGACATCTGATTCGTATATGTTCAAACCTGAAGGTTCAACAGATACGGGAAACGGTCAGAGCTCTGGCAGTACTACAACCGTATTACTTCCAGAAGTCAAAGGTGCTGTAAATAGTACAGCTAAATCTGCTTTTGCGCTTGAACTTGAGGCAGCTAGAAAGACAAAGTCTTTTGATGCTATCCAAAAAGTTATCGATAAGTTTGGTAAATCTTAATTAAGGAGCCCTAAATGGCCTATACTTCCGTAATGACAACTGTTGCAGATGTCAATGATTCAATTATCACAGCATTTGATGCTGGCTTCATTCTTGCTGCTGAGCAAGGTGATGTTATGTCCCCATTCGTTCAATACAAAGCCGACATTGGCGCTAAAGCTATTGAATTCCCGAAGTATGGTAAGCTCGCTGCTGCTACGACTCCACTGACTGAAGACGAAGAACTTATTTCCGAAGCTCTGGTTGATTCGAAGATCACGTTCCTCCCAGTTGAGTACGGCAAGGTTGTGACTAAGACAGCTTTGGCTTCCCTTCAAACTGGTGGTAAAGCCGATTTGGCAGCTGCTCGTCTGGTTGGTGAAAACGTTGCTAAGACACAGAACGTATTGGCTATCCGTGCTTTGGAAGCATCCGGCAATGTGTACATCCCAGGTGCTGGTACAGAAGCTGGTCTTGTAGCTGGTGACGTTATGTCTGCTGGTGTTCTGAACCGCATTTACAACAAGTTGGCTCGTACAAACATCCCAATGTTGAACGGTCTTTATGTTGCATTTATGCACGATGACGTGATTGCTGACCTGCGCTCTGGTGCAGCTGCTGGTGATTGGACTGACGTTGTGAAGTACGCAACTCCAGGTGAAGCACTCATGAACGAAGTTGGTGTCTACAAAGGCTTCCGCATTGTTCGTAACAACGACTGTGCATTTGCTGATCAGTCTGGTGCTGGTACTGTTGATGCTTACAAGTCAAGCTTCATTGGCTTCAATGCTCTTGGACAAGCCGTTTCTAAGGCCCCAGGTATGGTTATCACTTCCAGCGACAAGCTGAACCGTTTTGTCAACGTTGGTTGGCACGGTGTGATGAAGTACGGCATTGTTGATACAGATGCTGTATGGACTGCAGTGACATCGTCTAGCCTTGGCGCTAATGCTTAAGACATAACGTCCTAAGAATGGGCTAAGATCGAAAGGTCTTAGCCCTTTTTTGTTTTATGAAAGGCGAAAATAAATGATAAATAAAACATCTACAATGAGAAAGCAATCTGTCCCGTCAATTGCTACACGAGATGCGCAAGGCAATCAACTGTATGTAGTGACGGACCGAATAGCAGGTAACATCGGTGGAAAGGCAATCTTGGCCCAGCGTGGTGACAAAGTTTACCTTTCAGTTGATGCAGCCAAGATATTCAAAGATCGCATTTTAGAGGTCTAATTATGGCATTCACATTTGACTCCACGCCTACTTCAGGCACAATGAACTCGTACACGTCAGTATCTTTTGCTGATGATTACTTCGTAGCTCGCTTTGGCGCAGAATCTTGGGCATCATTCGATGAACCTAAGAAGTTCTCCCTTTTAGTTCAAGCAACCAATCTTCTAGATACCTTTGTTTATGGTGGTCTTAGAACTTCTCGTTCACAACCTTTAGCTTGGCCTCGTCAAGGTATTTACAATGACGAAGGTACTGCGTACTCAACAGCCGTTGTTCCTGTGAAAATGGAAAAGGCAACCTGCGAAATGGCCTTTTGGTTATTCACAGAAGAAGACCGATTGCTTAATGACACATCGTTGCAGCAAGTTGAAGTCTTCAAGGCAGGACCATTGGATCTCAAGGTTCGCAAGAATGCTATGGTGATCCCTGATAAGGTCATTGGACTTATTACCTCAATTGGCGCAGGAACTTTGATCTCAACAGGCCAAAGTGAAGCAAATCCTAAAACCTCAATGGGTATGAACCTGTGAGCTTCAATATTCAAGTCTTCAATGAGAGTGGCCCTGTCCTGAGTGGCAGAGGCACTACTGTAGCTGAAACTCTTGATTTCAATATGAAAGCTTCAGCAGACCCTGCGGTTCTGTATTATCCTCACGATGCTGCTGCTAATGCACCTTTGATTAGACCACAGTACGAAGGTGAAATTGTTCTTTCGTACAAGGTTTATACTTTCTTCAAGATCAGCGGAACTTATTCAAAGATCAAAAACCTGAAATTAAAGCTGAAACTTGGTGATGCTGCTCAAGCCTCAAAGGCAATGTTATTTTACAAATTGACCAATACATATGAGGCACCAACAGATGCATTCGACGGATCTCTTATTCCAGCTTATACAGGTTCAGCTTTCAGTAATAATGGAACTGAGCTCGTATTGTACCCGAGTTGGAGCACAACAGGTCCAAATGCAGCGACATCAAGAGCTATTACTTACGGACCAAATCAAACGATTTATAGCCAGTACCTTGTGACTCAGCTTTATGTCTGTAAGTCAGCACAAACCGGGAACTCAGCAGAGTTCTTAGCACGATTAGAATTCGACGAATTTGGAGAATAACATGGAAGCAGGAAAGCAAAACCTTATCATCAATAAAAAGGCTTCGTTCAAGTACGACTTTTATATTTTGAGCTCTTACGACAAAACAAAGGCACCTGATGATGCTGCTCAAGTTGCAGTTAATTTGACTGGTGCAACAATAGTGGCGAAGGCCAAGAAGAACATCACTGATACCTCGAATCTGTTTTCATTTACAGCAACCATTCCAACTCCGCTGAAAGGCCATTGTCGCCTTGAGTTGACAGCAGCACAAACATCTGCTATGTCGTGGGAAACAGGAGTATGGGATGTATTTGTTACATTTCCGGATACTTCAGTCATTAAGTACCTTGAAGGATCTTTAGTCTTAGATAAGGCCGCATCATGATCGTATCTGAAACTGAAGTCATTGTTGTTCCTTTGGAGCAACAGCCATTGACAGTGATCGCTAATACCGAAGAGATCACTGTCATTTCGGCATCTGACAATGTTTCTGTTCTTTCATTACAAGAATCAACAACTGTTGTTTCACAAGACTTGAAGGCAACTGTAGTCCCGGTTCAAACTGAGATTACTATCGTTGCTAATCCAGTTTCAAGTGGAACAAAAGTAACAATATCATCAATTGCTCCGGCATCACCTAATATTGGTGACATTTGGGTACAAGGATAAAATATGGCAACGATTACTACAGACACCTACCTTGATGGCGGCACAGCTCGTACTGCAGGAGAGACTTGGGCTCTAAATGGCGGCAGCCTGATTGTCCGCACAGACTCTCGTTGGCACGCAAATGCACCAGCCTCTATGACTGGCACACTCGGTAATCTTACTTGCAGTACAAACTTGGGTGGTGGCTTCGTTATTGACGGCACAAAGGTTCGTTGGATGGGGTTCAACTCGGGTTCTGGCACAGTACCTGCCATTGGAACCTCAATCACACAGGGTGGCGTCTCTGGGTACTTGCTTGCTGTTTATGCTGACTACACATCAGCACCAACTGCTGTGGGCGCTTCTATGCCAGCAACTGGATACATCAAATTCCGTGAAGTAACTGGTGGCGCTTACAGCGCTGGTGCGCTTACTGGTATTTCTGCATCAGCAGTATCTCCAGATGTGGTGGGTTGGCTCGAGGTTGTTCGAGATCAGGGCTCTACACTTACTCTTTCGTCACTTGGCGCTGGCATCAATTTCCAAGGTGATTGGTTCTATCTTGGGACCACAACTGGCTCAGCTGGTCAACTTATTCAGCTACCAACAAATGGCGGTGGTTCTGGCACAACCGTAAATGGCGTGCAAATTGAAACATCACCAGGATCTGGCATTTATGAGTGGTATGACGCAGCTGCAACTACTGGTGGTTTCACAACAACTGCCCTAACTACTGACATTCGCGCAAAGGCTGTGCAGTACATTTCAAATGGACAGATTCGCATTGGTTCAGATGGCACATCTAACATCGGGTATGTACCAGCTTCAGGATGCAAGATTCGCGTCCCAAATTTGTTCCTACGGATGTGTACTACTGCTGCACGGGCCTCTAATGCAATTGGATCTGCCCTTGGCAATCGTTGTGTGATTTCTGGCCCATACGGATACGAGGCCTACATCGACAAGGTGTCGCAAGATTGGTATTTCGTATTCCAATTCGTCTCTACGCTAACAGCCACGAATTCCACATTTTACGAGTCAATGCAAATCTCGTCGAATCAAAAGCCATTCTCGCTTTCAAACATTTTGGTGTCGCGCAGTGCTGCGCAGTCAAACCCAGGTTTGGGTCTAAGCCTATGCTTGGTTGGAGGAACTATTGCAAGCACAAAATGTGTGTCACACAGTACTTCTTACGCTCCATTCTCAATTGACAAATCATCATATGTGACCGTGACTGATATGGATTGCCAATTGGTGTCCACAGATAACAACGCGCGCCAAATCTTCAAAGTATCTAACTCTGACCACATCACAGTATCTAACACACGGATGATGGGCGGGCAATTTCAGCTTGTGACACTTACAGACAGTTCATTCACAAATACGGACTTTATTGACATTGCACGTGGCAATACTGCCCTCTTCGGCACTTACAGTTCTTTTGCTCTTAGCTTTCGTTGCAATAACGTAGTGGTCGATGGTGTCACCTTTGGTCTTGGCGGGGTCCTTGCTGAGACGCAACCTTACAACATCTTGTTCCAAACTACTAATTGCTCGAATATCACATTCAAGAATGCAGGCACTTACAGCTCACCACTTTCATCTGGCACGAGCCCATCTGTGTATCCGAATTTTGTTCACTCTGGATACGGTGACACCAACATCACAGTGCAGCGTATCTACTTGACCGCCTTGCGTGGTGGCATTCAAGCTACTGCTGGGCAGCTTTCATCTGGTTTGAAGTTTGAGCATATCTACGGAGCAAGTTCTATTTCGAATACAATCGTAGCTGGCCAAGATTCCATCTTTCGTGGTATCAACTACGCTGGCACTACTGCAGGCAATAACTTGATGCCTGGAACACAATGGATGGATTCATTCTCTTCTACAACTGCGGGCTTGATCACATTCTTTGGCAATCGCATCTCTGCTCAAAATGCCAGTCTGAATACGCTCTCTGTTGCAAGTGGTCTTTCTGGATACACCGGTTCTGGGCTACTTTCAATGAAGACATCTGGCGATTACCTGATCACAGAGATGCCGTATTTTGCTAAGGGCATTACCGCATTTGCAAACTCAGCCCCAACAATCACAGCAACTGGCTCTTACACGTACCAGTATGATCTTGACAAAGGATCTGGCTTTAGCGGCACTTGGCAAACCATTAGCGGAGCTAATCTTTCAGCCGAAACTGGATTGAATGCGGCCACAGGTGTCAAGATGAAGATGAAGATTACGTGTACAGCTACGGCCACCACGAATACTGTGACATTGGTCAAGATTCCTGTTGTGTCAACCCTGGCTGCTCAGCGTGACAATCTCTATCCATTGCTGGTGAACACACTCGCCTTCACCGGTCTTGTCGCAGGTTCAGAAGTTCGTTGCTATACAGGTTCAAATCCAGCAACAGCAGTTGAAATTGGTGGAACAGAGAGTTCTGGCACAACATTCAGCTTTACGCACTCTGCAGGTGGATCTGTTGGCTATATTCGCGTGTTCGCACTTGGTTATCAGCCAGTGAACTACGATCCATATACCTTTGCTGCAGCGGATACAACCATCCTGGTTCAGCAAACAGTTGATCGAAATTATGTTAACCCTGTGTAAGGAACCAAATGAAAATCGTAAAATCAACTGACAACAAACACCTCGGGAAAGAAATCTCGAGTATAAATAAAGGTGATTGCATCGATCTGGATGGCTTCACCTTCGAGGTTCAATCTGTTTCACATTGTGAAAACGGAAATATCATCCTTTCAAACCCTAACTACTTACTCGAATGTGAGGAACAATAATGGCTATTATCATCGATCCAGATACACTGGTTTTAACAACAGACATCGCAATTGACACATCTGCGAAAACAATTGAAATCAAAACAACAGGTGCTGTCACCTCTGCTGGTTCTACAGGGGGTGTCTCTGGGCAAGCTTTGTACTCGTGGCTTAAAGAACAGTGGAAGTCTTCTAGTACTTTCATCAAGTTTCCATTCCCAATGGAAGCTATCACTCCAGAACAATTTGAATTTATCAATGGCTGGAAACCAAAAGATGATACAACTCGTGCTTTGATCCGTACAGCTGGTTGGGCTGAAAAGTCCTCAGTTGGCGCAGTTCTTCGTAAGTACATGGGTGTTGTTTCACTTGGATCTATTGGTTCAGGCGATCAGCCTTATTACCGTTGGAACACAGGTTCAAAGGCAACATTCTCATTTGCTGGTCCTGTGAATCAAGCTGTTCAAGTTTATGGCGATGCTTCAAACGGTAACTTTGATTACACAGATGGTGGCGATACTTTCACTTTGTACTGCCGCGAGCAAGGTAAGACTTATGCAACTTCAAACAACAGCTCTATCGGTGCATCAACACTGAGCTATATCACATATCGCTTTCCGTTGTCAAATGCGACAGATTTGAAGGTATCAGCATCTGATGCAACAATCAGCACGACTGCTCCTTGGAACCAAATCAGCGTTGAGTACTTTGGATCTGACCAGATGCGTAATATTGACGGCGGTGGAACAGAGCCATTCCGTATTATTGTAACTGATGCCTCAGGTGTCGCTACAACTGCTCAGATTTACGAGAAGCTGCAGTATCAACTTCGTCAGAACTCAGACATTGACACTGGCGCTGGTACTGTAACAGGCGCTACTGCTGATGCATTAGTCTCGTTCTTGGGTGACACCTTAGTTGGTGCAACAGGATTAGCTATTGATGGCCTGAATTCGAATTATTTGAACTCTGTTTCGCTGTACGATAAGAATGGTGTTAACCGCTTGTACCCATTTGTTGCTTCTGGTACGATTAACTTCGGATCAAATGCAGGCTCAGGTGACTTCAAGTACTGGTTGTTCTACGCAACTAATCCAGCTGGTGACTTTGGTACCTCAACTGCGGTAATTGTCAATAATGCTGCTGGAACGCCAATTACTGGTACGTACTCTGGGTCACCTATCTCGTTTGACTTCGCTTACGATACTAATACTCAAGGTGGACGTACAGCTGGTACTACTCCTTCTATCAAGGCTATTGGTCTTGGTTTGACTGGCGGACAATACGTTGAGGTGTCAACAACAATTGCTCGATCACAAGGTCAGAGTATCCTGTTGGCTCCAGCTCAAGAACGTAACTACCAGAACCCATAAAACAGGAGTAGCTTGATGGCGATCACTTTTGATCCAACCAACAAGCGAATCATTCTGGGAAGTGCTTTTGTTAGTACTTCCCAAATTTATTCGCGTTGGAAAGAGTGGGTTCAAACCGCCGATAATGCGAAGTACTTACCTGCTTTTCGTGCTATTGGTGGAGATCCACTTGGCGGTGCATTATATGTATCGCTGTACCTGTTTCTTCAAAACGGGTGGAAGATTCGACCAATGGAGTCATCGCATACTTTAGTCATCGAGGGTAATATCTCGGTTGATGGTGGCGGTGATCCAGTTGTGCAAACTCTTGGGAACTACAATGTACTTGTACAATATACTGTACCAGAACGAGCACAAGCTATTGCTACTTCAGGTGGTTCAGGTGGTTCAGGTGCTTCTGCAGCCGAAATTGCCGCTGCAGTTCGTGCTGAGCTAACATCAGAATTAGCAAAAATTCAACAACTTACATTTACTATTCCAAATCGTGTGGATTCTGCCGGGAATTCTTTAGTTTGGAATGGTTCAGCGTGGGTACCTCTGTAAATACTTAGGCGCAATTGGCGTCATTATAGGAGCCATTTGTGACTGATCCAACGGCAGAAAAAATAAACGCAGCAGGTGACTTCATCACGAAGTTAACCGGATCAAGGATAGCTTTAGCTTTTGTTATGTCATTATTGGCAATAACTGCGTACTCAATATTCGAGAACCGTGTTGAAGTTTTTCATACGGTTCTTGGAAGTATTCCAATCATGATCTCTATTGGAGTTGGAGCTGGCTTAAGCATCATCGGGTGGCTTTTCAGTCTGGCTGTTTCAAAGATTGACGAAACACAGAAGCGAATTGAGCAAGCACAACTTGAACGAATTATTTTCCTTGAAGGTAACGCAATGGAAGATCACCGAAAACTTTTTGAACACATTGATGTTCTAATAAAGCAAATTCAAAATATAGAAGGTAATTGAGATGTGCTCCCCAATGAATAGAATCAAATTCTTAGTTAATGGCCTGATCATTTCAGGCGCAGTTGCTATTATGTTGCCGTTGATGCTCATCTTAGGTCCAATCTATGAAGGTCGACATTTTCCAGTTACTTCGTCGGTGAAAGTTCAATTGCTTCGAACTGAAGGCGATAGAATGATCTTTAGGGCATTTGGTATAAAGAACCGAGATTGCACATTAACCGATGTGAAGGCACTTGTTGACGTTAATGGAAATTCAAAGCACGCTAAAGGCGTCATTTACGTTATTGATGACGGGGTTGGTGATAAAGATCGCCCTTTAGGATACCAAGATCTTGGAGTTTGGGCAATTCATCCAGTTTCAAAAGAGATCCAGGTTCAAACATCATATCGATGCCATTTTCTGTGGGAGACTTATCAAGTCCTAGGAGCGTGGCCTGATGCTGATATTGGTGGACCATCAAAATTTCGTATGGAGTACTAAATGAATAGAATCACAGGATATTTTGACAGATTACTTCAAGACAACGGACCTTCATCATCTCGATTAATCAACATTGGTGTCTTTGTTATTTTGAGCATCGCAATGATCAAATTGACTTGGGTTGCTGGAGTTACAGTTGATATGTGGTACTGGGCGTGCTTTACCACATTAGCCGCTTATGGTATGGGTGTAGCCAACTTTGGTAAGTGGCTCGACATCATCAAGGCCAAGGCGACAAAAGAATGATGTATATCGTGTACACCAAAGACAGCATCATTACAGTGCTCGAGAACCTATTACTAAAGGACAACAAATGTTCGGTCTCCCATACGGTCTCATCATCAAATTAGGACTTGCCGCCATTGTAGCGGCAATCATCGGGTTTCACTTCCTTGGAGATTCAAATGTCAAGAATGAACTTCAGCAAACTAAAGAACTCCTTGAAGAAAGTAATCTTCGATACAAGGACCTTCAGGATCAGTTTCTTCAGGCTACTACGGCATCTAAAGTTTACGCTGATAAAGCGGAACAGGCAAATAAGGATCGTGCTAAGATCGAAGCTGATCTTAGTGCCGCGTTAATCAAATTGCGTGGTCAGAAACCACCAACTCAATGTAAAGAGGCAATCGAATGGAGCATCCAAAACAAAGGAGACTTGAAATGGTAAAACATACTTTTCAAGACGGCATCATTGCCATTTGTGTTGCTATAATACTTCTGGTTATATCAGGTTGTGCCTGTAAGCCAAAAATTGAATATAGAGTCGCTGACATTCCAGAACCACCGGTGATTACAAGACCTGCGCTAGATGTCCTTGAGATAAATAACATAATGGACCCTGGAACCATCATACAACTTCACAGGTCAACAATACTGAAGCTTAAGTCGTGGGGTCTTGAATTAGAGACAGCACTTGATGCTTATAGAAAACCAAAGGACACAAAATGAGCGGAGCTTCAATTTCAAAGATTCTGGATAATGCGTACAAAACAGTAGGCACAATTCTAGGGTTCAATTTCAATGTGTACCGTACAGAGAACTATTTGTACCCGACTCAATCACGGAACTTTATTGGCGCCTTGAAGGTCTCGTTTTCAGTTGATGAATCATTCAAAAAGAATCCAACGGATCAGCTTGATGTTTATCAGGTCTATGCAAAAAGCACATTACTGGAGCTTGGTGATATTCTGGTTTCTGACGAGCTTAAAAAGACCTATGTCATCATTGATAAAGCTGAATTGAAACCTGCAGTTGCTGTACAGGCACCAGAGAAATTTGACCTGCTTCGCCCAGTTCTTAGCACAGGTGACCGTAAGACAACTTTCGAGACAATTATGTCGCAGGTACCTGCTGCTATCAAGACTAATGGTACTGCTGGTTCACCAGGCGCACTCCAGGGAACGAATTCCACATTAGGTGCAAGTTCCTCTCAACTTGAGCTCTGGACTTGGGTATCGCCGTCCAGCATTGTTTTGAACGATGTGATTCAAATTAACGGAAATCGTTATCTTGTAACCTTTGTTCAATCAGATTCTTCAGGGATGAACCTGAAGCTGAAGAGCACTAAAGTCGGCGTATGATTAAGTCGCAAGTAACTCGAGATACAGGCGTCCTTCAGGACATGCTGGATCGCATTCAAAATCCTCAAAGGGTTCTTGAGTCAATTGGGAAGGCTTTAGTTACTTCAACTCGAACAAGAATCGAGAAAACAAAGGTTTCACCTGATGGAAAGCCATTTGCTCCTTGGGCACTTTCAACATTGATTGCTAGAAAGAAGGAAGGAACAGCAGCTTTAGGTATTTTGAATCGAACAGGGTCATTGGCGAATTCAATTACCTACGAGGTTCAAGGTAAATCTGTGATTGTAGGTTCCACATCAAGTTATGCGCAGTACCTTCAAAACGGCACATCAAAGATGCCTGCTCGCCCTTTCATTGGTGTTTCTGGTCAAAATCGCGGTCAAATCAATCTGATTCTTAAAAACTACCTAAAATTCCATTAAATAAGATATGCGCAAAATTAAACTTCTAAAGGATCACGAGCAAGACGGGATTCTATTCAAAGCCGGTGAAACTATTGAGGTCTCGATTGAGACTTACAATTGGCTTATGTCCGTATATCTCGATGAGCGGAAGAAGCTAGTGCAACAGTTAAATGAAATCAAAATATTTGGGGACGAAGATGATCAGTGAAATTACAACACATCTTGTCCAAAGAATCGAAACAGTGCCTGCCTTGGCGGGATCAACAGGCACTACATTGGGTGGAACTGAAGCTGATCCAACAATGACTTCTATACCTGTGCCAGCTGCTTGGGTTGTTTTTGAAAGTGCTCAAGATCAATCTCAGCAAGATGGAAAGTCAGGTTCCGATAGTCGATACCAGAAGCTTCTTTTAAGTTACCGTGTTGTTTTAGTGCTTCAATATGGTAATGGTGAAGAGGCAATGAAGTTACAGCTTAAAATGATAGAAGATGTTGCATCGGCGGTACGAGGCAGCGTAGCTCTTGATTTTGGCAATACACCTTGGGCGTATCAAGGATGCACTTTGCTTTCAGTCGAGACAGATAGGATCGCGTACAGTTTGTCATTTCAGACATCTGCGCATTATAAATCAACTTAAGAGGAGCCCAAAATGGCAACTACTTCAAAATACTACGCCGTAGGTCAAGGCAAGGTTTATCTCGCTTCTCGAGATTCAACAGGTCGTACTTCCGGTTTCACTTGGATGGGTGACTGCGATGGCTTTGAACTTACTGGTTCTCAGCAGTTCCTGGATTGGCAAGAGTCTTATACTGGCAACCGTGCCCGTGTTGGACACCTCCCAACATCCACAGAGCTTGGCTTCACGCTGAATATCAAGAACATTGATTCTGAGAATATTGCTAAAGCCTTCTATGGTACTGTGTCTTCTTCTGCAGGTGCTACTGTAGCTTCTGAGTCAATCGCAGCTTATGCTTCGTCTATGGTGCCTTTGGCAAATCCAGGCGTATCTTCAGTTGTTGTGACTAAGACAGCAGGTTCAGTAATTCTTGTTGCTGGAACTGATTACACTGTTGATGCCGTAAATGGTACTCTGACGTTCCTCCCAGGTTCGACAGCAGTAACTGGAACTTCAGCTGTACCGTGCACAGTGGCTTATACTTATGCAGCTTACGCTGGTAAAGTTCAGTTCCTGGCTGACACGATCAAGGATTATGTTCTTCGCTTTGAAGGCAAGTCCCAGTTCGACGGTAAGGCACAAGTGTTCCAATTGCACCGCGCTAACTTCAACTTGGCAGCTTCGCTGCAGCTGATTGGATCTGATGTGGCTTCATTGGCTCTCGAAGGTGCTGTCTTGGCAGCTCCAGAGATCGCTTCTGGATCACCATTTGGACTTGGTATCCAAGTTTAACTTGAATCCGGTATAAATACAGGGAGCCTAGTGCTCCCTGTTTTGCATTAAAACATATTAAAGGATACCAAATGGACGATTTGAAAGTTATGTTCCCAGAGAACAAGGTTACGCTAACAACCGGCGAAGTAATTGAAGTAAAGGCATTCACCTTTGGTCAGTTGCCTAAAGCTATTAGTCTTAGCAAAGATTTATTTGGAGTTGCACGGCAGCTCTATCAGAATGAAGTAGATTCCGCTGAATTGATTGGCGATATGTTTGCTTCAGGCGGAGAAAATTTCATCGAGTTGATTTCTATGTCAACCTCGAAGCCACGCGAGTGGTTCAATTCATTGGCAGCAGACGATGGTCTGAATCTTGCTACAGTATTCCTTGAGGTGAACCTAAGTTTTTTCGCCCAGAAGGTCCTTCCAGCGTTCACGACAGGGATGGGCCGCCTGCAGAAAGCAGTACCTGGGTTGACGCAGTCCTGATCTTAAGCAAAAATGGATTCGGTCTTAGTGACATCAAGAATATGACACTGGACCAAATCAATTTGTTTTTAGGTGCTTGTGGTCGCTCAGATAAGGTTTCGATGTGGCAAAATGTTGTTTCAACACTTGCCGGGTCAAGGTACGATGAAAAGGGCTTAGCCAAATTACAGCGACAATTGGAGCAAAAATGAACGAATCGATTAAGATCATAGCAGACTTTGTAGATAATGCCTCAGATGGCATCAAGGCCGCAGGGACCGCTGTAAAGGACTTTTATCAGGGTGTACTTGATGGTGCTAAAGCAGAACTTGATGCCATTAATGCACACAAGAAGCTTGGTGACTCTGCCGCAGATGCTGCACCTAAGGTTCAAAGTCTTGCTTCAGAATTAACATCATTAGCCGCTAAGCTTTATACTGCGAAGCAACTTGTTGATGCCTTTGTTGACTCCATCAAGGAAGCAGATAAGCTAGATGATCTTAGTCAGAAAACAGGAATTGCTGCCTCAAGTCTGAATACTCTTGGTTATGCTGCTAAGCTGTCTGGTTCAAGTCTAGATGGCATCGTAGGTGCCTTCAGTAAGCTTGGTCGAGCAGCAAATATGTCCGAAGAGGACATGAAGAAGCAATCACAGGCATTTGATCAACTTGGTATTTCAGCAACTGATTCGAATGGTCAAATCAAGAACTCTGAAGAATTGTTCCTTGAATTAGCTGATGCCTTTCAAGGTATTGAAGACGGACCAGAGAAAGCAGCTGTAGCATTCCGATTATTTGGCTCAGAAGCCAAGAATCTGATGCCAATGTTGAATCTTGGTGCCCAAGGCATCAAGGACCTTCGCACTGAAGCTGAGCAACTTGGCGGAATGAGCGCTGATAGAATGAATGCCTTTGCTAAGGCTTCTGGCGACCTCATGGACAATCTTGATAGGCTTGGAACAGTATTCAAGGGCATGTTCAATCAAATGAATGCCGAATTGGTTCCAGTATTCAATATTTTCCTTGATGCTTTAGTTGAGTCCTCTAAAGAAGGCGGTCTCCTTCGTGATGTCATTGATGGCTTAGTATTCGTCTTCAATTCTGGATTGGTGCCAATTGTAAAGTTCGCAGGTACCGTTCTTGCTGCCTTTGGATCCACAGTCAAGATTGTTGCTAAAGGTCTAGGTGCTATTGGTGCCGCTATGGCATTGTTGCTTCAAGGTGAATTCAGCGCAGCAAAGCAAGTCTTCAGTGATTACGCTGATGATGTAGCGCAAATTGCTACTGAGCACACAGCATTCCAAGATAAGCTTAAAGAATCCGGTAAGGCTGTCGAGGACCTTGACAAGAAGATTGAGAAGCGTAAAATTAAGGCAATTGGTAAAGATGCTAAAGAAGTTAAATCAGAACTTCAAGGTATGCTTGACGCATTGCTATTAACAAATGCAGCATTTGGTCAAGATGATTCTGTTAAGCAAACACTTGACGCACAAGCAAAGTACTACAAGGATGTTAAGGTTCTTGGTCAAGACCGTGCTGCTGCTTTGTATGCTGAAGTTGATGCTCAGATTCAACTGAATAAGACTCTTCGCGATGGAGCAACTGAAGCTGATGCCTTTAAGAAGGCACAATTGTCAGTTGAGCAAATGCAAGCGGCAAATGCTGAAATTGCTTTTGAGATTACCTTAGTTGGCAAATCTGCTGATGAGCGTGCTCGTTTGATTGATTTGCACAAGGAAGAAATCAAGCTTCTTGGCATCAAGAAAGGCCTTACGGATGCTGATGCAGCTACAATTGCTCAGCAAGGTACCGATGCAATCAATGCTCGAGCTGATTTGCTTAAGACTCGTGATGAAGCTAAAATCACAAATGACATCATGGACAAATCCAAGGATGCCATTACAGCGGATGTGCAACGTCGTCTGATCATTGCTACGAATTTGCTCGAGAGTGGCAAAATCACAGTTGATGATTATAGCAAGTACGTTGATGACCAGATGAATCGTCTTAAGGACAAAACAAAGACCGATTTGTCTGAGATGCAAGTATTCTGGCAAGAAGCTGGTAAAGGCATTCAGAACTCGCTTCAAAGCACAATCTTTGACTTTATGCAAGGCAAATTGACAGATATGGGTGCCGCAGTGAAGCGCACAATTGATCAGATTGTTGCTCAAATGCTTGCCGCTAAATTGGCAACTTCGTTGTTTGGTGATAACTTTGCTAAAGGGCAAATGGGAGGACTTGTTGGTTCAGGTGTCTCATTCTTGAGTTCGCTATTTGGTGGAGCTAGAGCTTCAGGTGGTCCTGTTCAAGCAGGTCGTGCTTATATGGTTGGTGAACGTGGTCCGGAGCCATTCATTCCTTCAGTAAGCGGAACAATTATTCCAAATGCAGCAATGCAGCAAAGCCAGAACTTCAATTTCAGCATTACGGCAATTGACTCCAAGGACTTCTTATCGAAGATGTCCGAGGTGAAACGAGAAGTTGCTGACATGATGAGTTCTACAAATCGTTCATACGGATTAAGAGGAGCCTAATATGGCATTCGTGAATCAGTTATTTCCAAATCCACGCTTGATCCATGATCTTGAGCGTAAAATTGGTGCATCAACCACAATCATCGGCAATGGTAACCGAGAGTACCGTCTTCAAAAGGAGTCCAATTATCGGACTCGCTGGAAGTGGCCATCTCGAGCTATGCTAAGTACTGATGCACAATCAATTGGAACCTTCGTATCTGAAGTTGCTAACTTTGGTTTGAACTCATTCAAGTTCAAGGATCCGTATTTGAACTCGTGGCTTGAAACACCATTGCTTTATACCGGTACAGGCACAAAGTATTACTTGACAACAAAAGGTACCTCTGATACGCATCCAGTATTTCATCTTGGCGGTGATATTGTTGTGAAGCGAAATGGAGTCGTAACAACTTACACAAAGGTCATTGAGAACGACATTCCGATGATTGAGGTGCCTTTAGCTGGAACAATCACAATTAGCGGCACATTCTATTTTGGTGCTCGTCTTGATCAGGCAGATTACACACAAGTGATGTCTGTGCTGAATACAGCGAATGGTCCTTTAGCTGATACCATCAGCGATATTGCTTTAATCGAAGTCTTCGAGTACTAAAAATGAGAACTATATCAAATGACCTTAAAGCAGAAATCGCAGCAGGAAGAATTGCGCGATTACTAAAGATTGAATGCACAAATGGCGACATTTATGCCTTTACGGATACTGATACTCCAATTACCGTTGATTCGCAATTGTATGTTCCAGCACCTGGTTTACAGTCTGTTCGTCTGACATCAACTTCTAATGTTGAAGTTTCAAATCAATCAATTGGCGCAGCTATGGTTGATGTACCTGAAGCAGATTTGCTTGGAGGTGTATTTGACTCGGCTATAATTACGGCATCGTGGGCATCGTGGGCATTGCCAACAGCAGGGAAGGTTGACGTTTTTAGCGGTGTCCTTGGAGAACTTACTTGGGATGAGCGTGGATTTTTAGCTGATGCAGTTTCAACAATGAAGCAGCTTGAGCGAAATATTGGATGGAGCTATACTAATACTTGCCGACATAGTCTGTTCAGTACAGCTGAAGTTGGCAAAGTTGGCAAATGCGGTCTAAGTGCTTCAAGCTATACATTCAGCGGTGCAGTCACATCCGTTGTAACGAACAAGTGGAAATTTGGCACAGGGTTATCAAATCCAACAGGATACTTTAGTTCTGGTGTTTTGACTTGGACATCAGGCAATAATGCGGGGTTATCGGTCACAATCAAATCACAAACCGCAGGTGTCCTTGAAGTTTATATCCCGTGTGCCTTCAGTACTCAGGTTGGCGATACCTTTAGTATCAAGGCAGGTTGCGATAAAACAATGGCAACCTGCAGGGACAAGTTCAGCAATCTGAATAACTTTGGCGGGTTCCCGCACATTCAACAAGATGCCTCATTCCGATAAAATTGTCCAAGAAGCTTTAACCTGGTTAGGTACTCCGTATCACCATCAAGCTAGAGTCAAAGGAATTGGCGTAGATTGCGCACAAATGATTGCCGGAATTGCTGAATCGATCAATTTATTGACTCCAGGAACAGGCATCACAAATTATAGTCCAGAGTGGCATCTTCATAACCGTGAAGAAATGCTACTTGGATTACTCGAAGAATACGGTTGCTTTCAAAAAGAAACCCTTGAGCGTGGCGATATTTTGTGCTTCAAGTTCGGCAGAGTTTGCTCGCATCTCGGAATTTACCTCGGTGATGAACAATTTATACATGCTCGTATAGATCAGCACAAGGTAGTTATAAATACCCTGTCAGGTACCTGGAAAGACAGGCACATAAAGACATATTCCTTTCCAACGGAGAAAATCAGATGATCCATAAAACATACGGCACTTCAGATATTGTTTTGGCAGCTTCGCTCAAGATGAACGGGCAACAGCTAGAACGCATTTCAGTTACCACATTGCCATCAGGCACAAAGCGCGGTGTATTCCATTTTGCAGATGTAGATGAGAATGATTTGTTCTCATTTGACGCTGGCAAGTTCATGGTTGAACCAATTGCATTCAACTCAGAAATTCGAGCTTTGAACTCAGCAATCAAGCGAATCACAGGTAACTAATGTCGAATTTACTCATTCCAGCAGGCTCAGCGGTCATAGGTGCCTTCATTGGTGGTCCAACAGGGGCGCAAGTTGGCTGGATGTTAGGTTCTGCGTACCAATCAGGGAAACAACAAATTGATCAGACATCTATTGGCGATCTTCGTGTTCAAACGTCTGCATACGGCGCCCCTATTCCTTATGTCATCGGAAAGCAACGAGTCTCTGGAAACATCTTCTGGGCAGATAACAAAAAGACCTACGAAATCAAAAACAAGCAAGGAAAAGGTGGTCCAACAGTTGTTACGACTGGGTACACGGTCAGCATGTTGATTGGTATTTGCGCAGGTCCAATTCTTGGTGTATCTCGTGTATGGGCAAATGGCGCCTTGATTATTGATTCACGAACAGAAACAAAACCACTAATTGGTCAGTTGTATCTTGGTAATGACACACAGTTACCTGATCCAACGTATCAATCAGTCGTTGGTGCTACAAATGCACCGGCTTATCGTGGCTTGGCTTATATCTCATTAACAAACTTTGATCTTGGAGCTTCTGGCACAGTGCCGCAGTTCAGCTTTGAAGTCATCCGTGGAGCAACTTTGTAATGTGGAAATTTGAAAAGGTTCTATCCGATGATGGTTCAGAGCTAAGTACCGGTGCACTTGACACAACATTAGGCACAGTGATCAATGCCGCTTATGATGGTCGCTTTATGTGGGTAACCGCATCTAATGGAATTGGGATCTATGAATTCTGGGGTGAATCAAGTGATGAATTCTCAGTTAATGAAGTTGAAGACCTAGTATGGGCGCGATACACAGAGCAAGGACCA